ATAAACATTGGGTTACCACTGTACATGGTATCAATGGTGTAGAATTTGATACATATCTCGAAAACATACATAGTCATCCGTTTGTATTTTGTCCCGATGGTAACGGGATAGACACTCATCGGCTTTGGGAAACTTTGTACATGGGATCAATCCCCATTGTCAAGCGGGGGATTAATACGGAATTCTATAAAGATTTTCCGATATGTTATGTCGATAATTGGGGGGAAGTCACTCAAGAATTTTTACACGATGCCCTACAACGTGCAGCGTTGCTGCCATGGTATCGGGCGATGTTAGAATTTGAATACTGGAAAAATAAAATACGGAGTTATGAATAGAAAATCATTTTTCAAAAAGTTTATCATTGGACTTGCAGGGATAGCAACAGTACCAATGATAGCAAAACAAAAAGAGTCTGACGTTAAAATAACTGATGTTAAAAACCATTTTACTTGTATTGGAGAAGACTCAAGTGGGTATAAATCATATGTTTGTGATGGATACGATGTACATTTTACTATAAATGGAAAGGATTTAGTAAGTGTTTTAGAAAAGAAAAAAAGTAATGTCAGCAACTAAAGGACTATTTGGTAAGTATCTTAATCGAGTGTTTGTAGAAACGGGATCGAACTATGGTGATGGTATACAGCAAGCCCTGGACGAAGGATACACTGTTGTTTATTCGGTAGAATGTGATATGTCACGATATCAGCATTGTTGCGAACGCTTTAAAGAGCGTCCTGAGGTACACTTAGTTTGGGGAGATACGGTAGTCTTTTTACGAGCACTTATGCCTACCATTGACGAGCGTGTTACGTTTTGGTTGGATGCTCATAAGGGCAATGGTAAGTCACCGTTGTTACAAGAATTAGAAATAATAGGACAGCATCGTATAAAAAATCACACGTTACTTATCGATGATCTTAGGGATTGGCGTCGGGAACGTTGTGGTTTTGATACTGCATCGTTAAAGAAACGCATAGCACGTATTAATCCGGAGTATCAGTATGTCTTGGAAGATGGATATGTCCCCAATGACGTTTTAGTAGCAAAGATATGAAAAAAGTGTGCTTTCATTACGGTCAAAATCCTGCACCCTTCGAGGTTTATTCCAATCGGGATGTCGAGGTGTTTATCGATTGTCTTGAACGCACATGTGTCCCACGGGGGAAGATACGTATCGTTATCCTCGAGGAACCTTGTCAGGGACTCTTGTATCGTCTTGTAAAGAATCACCCACAATATTATACCTATTTACTTACATATCATAAGGAATTACTTAAAGGCAATCCAAAGGCGATGCGTTTTTTAGTAATGAAACCGTGGGTGGTGGACTACCGTTCGAAAAGAAAACATTTTTCAGTATCGACGGTCGTTGGTGGCAAACACGATGATAAGATGCCGGGATATGCCGTGCGTCACCAGCTTTGGCATAATCGTGAACGTATTGTAATTCCTAAACGGTTTTATCTGAGTGGGAATGAAAAGTATTGGCACACCTTTGTACCTTGGACCGAAGTTGACTATCAGGGAGAATTGGTGCTGGGAACATCGAAGGAACCTCTGTTCGATTCGATGTTTCACGTAGCAATTGAGAATTGTAGCATTAAGAATTATTTTTCAGAGAAACTTTTGGATTGTTTTCAGTCACGGACGTTTCCGATATATTACGGTTGCCAGAACGTGGATCAGTATTTTGATCCTGCAGGAATGATCCGTGTAGGGAGTGTCGACGAAATTGTCGAGGTTTGTAACCAGCTTACTCCCGATATATACAAACGGGCAAAGCGGGCAATGGAACATAATTATTTACTATCCAAACGTTGGTTGGATCCAAAGACACAGGTTGAGCAAGCAGTAAAGGAAGTACTCAATAGAATATAAAATGAATATTCGAGAAATAGGAGTTCCATTAAGAGAAGGTAAGAAGGTAACACATACATTGTTTACAGAAAAAGAAAAATACATGTACTTTAAAGGAGAATATTTATATTTTGCTTATGGTTGTTTTGGATATATTGGGGATTTTCTTATTTATGATAAGAGACGTAAAGAATTCAATTCAGACAATAATTGGAGTGTGTATATAGTAAATGACAAATAGAGAAAACATATTGCTTGTTCTTAGGAGTGGAGGGGACTTCACAATTACGGATGTCCAGTTGATTGCTCGACATATATGGGGGAAATGGCGAGGAACTCTTAAACCACGGATCGTTTGTCTTTGGGATAAAGCTACGGAGCATTACGATTTAGGACAGTTCGAAGTCATGCCTTTACGTACAACCCTTCCGGGGACTTGGGCACGAATGCACCTGTATTCTCCTGATATGGAACAGTATCGTCCATTTTTATATATCGACCTCGACACGGCTGTCGTGCAATCGCTTGAAAATATAATTGCCCTCGTGCCCGATCGTACAAAATATGTAACGTTGGAAGATTTTTGGCAGCGTGGTCAGTTGGCAACGGGGTTAGTATGGTTTCCTGCCGAGTCGGAAAAGATTAAGATGGTATGGCAATCATTTAAAGGTGTAACCGGTACTCGGATGGATGTGTATTTGCGTCGCATAGTGAATGCTGATTATTTTTGGCAGACACTCACCTCTACAATATATGATTTTAAACCACGGAGCAGGGAGTGGTTGAGTAGCATCCCCAATGGAGCCAACCTAGTTTGCTTCCACGGCAAACCACGTATACCACAGGCAATAGGTTTGGATTGGGTTAATAAGTATGTTCTGCAAACAGAATTTATACACAGGTTAGTAACTGTGGTGATCCCGTATAATCGGGATCGTGGTTGGCTCCAGGATGCTATCGATTCCGTACCGAAGGACGTGCAATTACTATTAGGTAAAGGCAATGGTAATTGGCCTGAGAATTTTAATAAGGTCTTACCACAGGCCGAGGGAGATTATATCCGTTATTTGCACGAGGACGATATGCTCGCTCCCAATTGTATTGATGATAGTCTTGAGACGTTTGCACGCACTGGTGCCGATTTCATTCATGGACAGGCAGAGGAGTTTTATTCCTATAAGACGGACAGAGTGACATATAAACCAAAAATCGAGCATCCTCAATTAAAGGATATGTTGGTAAAAAATCATATACATAGTGCAACGTTGATGTATCGTCGTGAAGTATTCGAAAAAATAGGTACTTTTGACGAGACGTTAAATGCTATGGAAGAATACGAATACAGTTTACGTTGTTTAAAGGCAGGATTGCAACTAGGATATTGTCCAAAGGTATTAGCATATTATCGTCGTCATCCGGAACAGAAAGTACGAACACTCTCGGATCGTGAGAAGATGACAGAACGGGTAATGGTACGTAATAAATACAGAGCATGATAGACACACAACCTATAATAGTTACAGGCATTCCTCGATCAGGAGCATCGATGATAGCAGGAGTAATCAATCGTTGCGGAGCTTTTGGTGGGCATATGTCGGGACATAAGGGTGTCAATGAAAACGATGCTGTTAAAGAGATATTGGAAAAACCGTATCTTGCCTCGATTTGGGCTGATGAAATGGGACAATATCCTCTGCCGGATAAGGAGCGTCTTAAGATACCGCTTACTTGGAAGGAGCAGACGGATGAAATTTTTGAACGTGAAGGATACACCACAGGAGCGTGGTTTTATAAGAGTAGTCGGGCAACGTTGATTTGGCAAGTTTGGCACACGGCTTATCCTCATGCTAAGTGGATTATTGTCCGTAGGAGGACGGCTGATATACTGGAATCGTGCGTAAAGACAGGGTATATGTCTGCCTTTAAGGATAGTGAAAAACGTAAAGCCATCGATGTCACGACAGAACGTGACGGTTGGTTGTGGTTAGTACATGAGTATGAAAAGCGATTTGTTGAAATGATAACCGAAGGTTTGAATTGTAAAGTTGTTTATCCCGAACGTTTAGTTTACGGTGATTACAGTCAGCTTTACGAAACCTTAGATTGGTTGGGTTTACGGTGGAAGCACAGTGTTTTTAATTACATTGATCCTTTGTTGGAAACAACACGGAGAAAAGAAAAGGAGGTAAAAAATGGCAGTACTGGCAACGGTCGATGATGTAGCTGATCTGATGCAGGATTCGAGTCTTGGGGACGGTTACGTCAATATGTTACTTGAAACGGTGGATCTTATACTTACAAAAGTGTATGAATACCATACAGGAACTATAAGTAGTGATTTACTGGCAAAAATACAAGCATGTTACGTAGCACACATCATTGCCAGTACAACGTCACGTATGGGTGCCGAAGAACAATTGGGAGATGCCCGTATAAAATATACTGGTCAGTGGGGAAAGGGATTTGAGAGTACACCTTACGGACAATTACTGTTAGCAATGGATCCCTCGGGATTAATAGCTAAATCAGGATTAAAAGTGGCGTCGATATATGCTGTAAAAAGTTTTGACTAATGGCAGGGATTACACAGTTCATAACTCGTGCACAAGTACAGACGGCTGTATATTGGGGCAATCCCCATGATAATGGATATGGTACGGCTACGTTTGATGATCCTATCGAAATCAGTTGTCGTTGGGAAGATAAAGAACAGGTGTTAGGAACTATTGCCGGTAACCAGATTACGGGATATCAAAAAGTATCACGTTCGATTGTTTATGTCGATCGTGACTTGGATGAGGAAGGTTTTTTATATCTTGGTACGCTGGACGATATGGCCGACAGTAGTGGGGATAGTAGTGGAGGGTGGTACGATCCTCATAGTGTTGAGGGTGCATATCTGATCAAACGTTTTGAAAAGATTCCAGCGTTGGGATCGTCCACGGAATTTATACGAATAGCTTATTTAACTCCTTGGCTTACGTAATATGGCTAAAAAACTGACAGGATTTGGTAAAGCTAGTTTTGCTAGCATCGGTCACCTTGGGGGGTATCGACAAACCACCGTTACCGGATTGGATTATGTATTAAAGCGATTGAATGAAGAAATATTGGGAATCGAAAACCGATCTGCCAAAGGATTGGTCGAGTCGGCAGTACTGATAAGAAATGCAACAGAAAATGAAGCACCACTCACTCCGTTAGATACCGGTAATTTACGTGCAAGTTGGTTTGTTGTATCGTCCGAAGGCACTCAACCCGATCGCTTAGGATACAGTGGGAATTTTAAGAAGAACCCACGTACCGGAGTAAAGGCAAAGGATATGCAAGCACAACATTCGACGATGGTGGGAGCAGCAAAAGCAACCGTCGGAGCTCTGGCAAAGAAAGGACCGATTGTAATAATGGGATATTCGGCTAATTATGCCCTTTTTGTACATGAAATGGAACTGGCTCATCCAGGAGTGGAATGGAAACGTGAAGGATCGGGAGGCAAATGGTTGGAGGCAGCTTTCAAAAGGAATAGGAACAAGATTATCGACACCGTTAAGAAAAACGCAACAGTAAAATGAACGCACCGAGTGTAGATATTGCAGCAATGCTGGTTGCTGATACAACATTAGGACTGACCATAGGTAGTAATCTATTTGTAGGACGAATGCCTACTACACCTCAGGATGTTGTTGTTATACGTGATAGTTATGGATATCCTCCTGCCGTAACGTTAGGAGGTAAAAGTGAAGGGAGCACTTATTATTACCCATCGGTACAAATTCTTATTCGTGATAGGGATTATCGTACAGGGATGGAATTAGGACAGAATATAGTAACTTCGTTGCATGGCCGGGCACAAGAAACATGGAACGGAGCATTATATAGCGTTATCGTCTGCAAGAATGGACCAACACACATGATGTGGGATGATAACGGTCTTGCGCATTTCACAATTAATTTTGATTTGCAAAGACGTTAAATTGTTAAACTAAATTAGAAAAGGAGGTAAAAACTCATGAGTAATGCAGTATCAGGTGTAGGAACACAATTTCGGCGTTGGAATGGATCAGCTTGGGCTAATCTGGCCGAAATCAATTCCATCACTGGTCCAACAATGACTCGTGATTTCATTGACGTTACGTCATTGGATTCCACGGGGGGATATCGTGAGTTTATCGCCGGATTCCGGGATGCAGGGACTATTTCCCTGTCGATGAACTTTACGAGAGCTACTTACGATGC